GTTTGGTCCTTGGTGGCGGGTACGGGGCTCTGGTCATGCATGACGGCGGTATTATTCCTGGACTTCGTCCGGACGAGCGGTTGATTGTGGCCCAGACCGGGGAGCGGGTCTTGTCCCGGATGCAGAATGTTTTGTTCGAGCGCATGATTAGCGAGGACGATAGCCGGGAAGATCGGGCTCCGGTCAACGTGAACATGGTCATTCAGGCGGTGGACGCCGCTAGCTTTGCGGAACTCGTTCGGCGCAATCCCGAGGCCGTGAAGGTGGTTGTGATCAACGACGTCCTGAACAACGGTGAAATTCGCCGGGTCATTCAGACCGTAGCTAGGGGAGGTTGAGATAGTAGGTATGGCAACGGCTGTTCAGGTTGATGGGTCTAAGCCAGTGTTCGTTTGGCCCGTCGATCCGTCACGGATCGAAGAAACCGTAACGTTCAGGACATTGATCACCACGTTCGAGACTGGGCGTGAACAGCGTCGGTCCAAAGGATTGCCCCGGCGTCAATGGAAGGTTCGGATTCGCCGGGACCCGGAGACTGCGGCCCAGGTATGGCAATTTTACCTGGAGCGCAGGGGTCCGGTCGAGGCGTTTCTCTGGGTGCATCCAGTGACGGGCGAGACGGTCCAGGTTCGGTTTGCCGAAAAGCTCTCCCGGCAAGCGTTTTGGAACCGGGTATTCAATATCGGGATTGAATTTATCGAGGACAAGCCGGGCGGACTGTTACCGCTCGGGACCGTGTCTTCCGAAAAAGCGGTGTTCGACGTCCCATGTGATCAGTCCCAGATTGATGAGGAGCTCATTTCCAATGCAATTATCAGTGATTTTGATGTCGGTCCAGAACACCGTCGGGAGCGCGGCGCAATCCGGCGTCGGTGGACGCTCCGGTTCCGCAAGGGACAAGTGGACGCCGAGACGATTTGGAATTTCTACGTTGCCAGGAAGGGATCGTTCGAGTCCTTTTTGTGGACGAACCCGCTTGACGGGCGGACGTACACGGTGCGCTTTGAGCAGGATGACCTGACCCGAACTGTACTCTGGAGAGCGGTATACGAAACTGGGTTGTCTCTGATCGAGGTGGTGGACGAATGAGGCATCTCAATCCGGCGACCGCGGTTGAGAAGGACAAGGCCCAAAACAGGCCCGTCGAATTGTACCAGATCTACCTGGACGAGACCACCCTGTATCTCGCCGCTTTTGACGCGGACATCGAATTTTTCAATGAAGCAGGAGCTCCCGCTCGGTATTACGCTTCAGGGATTCGCCGAACACCCATTCGGGCGAACGTGGAATCCAAAGTAGACGAATGTACCGTAATGCTGGCGAACGTAAGCCGGGAGTTAAGCGCCCTGTTTGCCCATACCGAATTTATCGGTCGGCGCATGAAAATTATTAAGGTGTTCCTGGATCTGCTCCATGACCCGGACCATGCTGTAACCGTATTTGACGGTATTATGGATGCACCGAGCCTGGACGAAAAAGCGATGCAGGTCAAGGTTCTAAGCCGCTTGGACACCCTGGGGATCATCACGCCGCGACGGCGTTACAGAAAACTATGCAATTGGAAATTCGGTTCTCCGGAATGCGGCGTCAATCTCGCTTCAGTAACCGTGACCGGGGTCGTTTCTGGGATCGGTTCGAACGGCATGACCTTGACGCTTTCTGGGAGGTCCGAGCCTGCCGGGTATTATGAGGATGGCGTCCTAACCATCGGCAGGGAGTCCCGAATTGTCATAGCAAGCAACGGGTCCACGATCACGGTCGACTTTCCATTTACGGAGGCGAAGGTCGGTGATTCGTACACCCTCCGCAGGGGTTGCGACCGGACCTATGACCGTTCCTGCGTCGGGCGATTCAATAATGGGGCTAGGTTCGGTGGTTTTCTGTCCATCCCAACATCAGATTGACGAAGCAGTTGCCCGGTTCGTCGGCGTGCCGTATCGGCATAATGGCCGTGACATGGACGGACTGGATTGCCTAGGTCTTGTTGTCCTGTTTTATCGTCATTTCGGGATCGAAATCCCGGACGGCGACGGTGAACCTATTCAGAAAAATTGGTGGGTCTGGGATCCGGAGCGGTACATTCGGGGGATTCTCCGGCAGGGGCGTCCGGCGGACGAACCGCTTCGGGCTCTCGATCTCGTTTATTTTGCAATGAAACCTGGAATTGTGTCCCATGCGGGTGTTATGATCGACACAGAGCGTTTTATTCACGTTTTGGAAGACCATCCGGTGATGGTCTCTAGGCTAGGTAGTTGGTGGAGGCGACGTTTTGCCGGGGCTAGGAGGTTGATCTGATTAAATGGGAGTGGCGACTATTATTGGAGCTCTCGTCGGCGGAGCCGTTTACGCCGCCGGGTCAACACTCCTTGGCACAACCGTGCTTTCATCTATGCTCATGGGCGCGGCTCTCGGGTCCATGTTCGACCGCCGCCCGGAGAGCCCTACCTATGCGTTCGGACCGCTCCAGAATACCCGTTCTCCCGCTATGCCGATTCCAATCATTTATGGCAAGGTCCGGGTGGCCGGGAACATCATCTATCACAGAACCGAGAATAATGGGAAAACCCTCTATATGGCGGTCGGTCTTGGTGAGGGTCCGATTCAGTCTGTTTCGGACATCCGGGTTAACGATACGCCCATTACGAAGATCAAGGGTGCCGAGTACCGGGTTTATCTTGGGACGGCTGATCAGCAGGCCGATCCGTGGATTCATACCGGGGAGCGGTTCCCCTACACGGCATATATCGCTCTCAAATTCCAGGCTAATGAGCAGATTTCTCACACGCCGACCATTACTTGCGTTGTGGAGGGTCGGAAGGTCCAGGTTTGGAACGGGAGCCAGTGGGTCACTGAATACAGCCAGAACCCAGCGTGGGCTGTTCTGGATTTCCTGCGTTCGTCCCGGTATGGTGTGGGCATTCCGGACGAACGACTCGATCTGGCTTCGTTCGTAACAGCGGCTTCCTATTGTGACGAGTTGGTTCCTACAGAGGATGGTATGGAGCCTCGATTTCGATTGGATTACGTGATTGACTATGAGCGTCCGAGCCTGGACGTCCTGGACGATATCCTGGCGACGTTTCGGGCGTTCGTGTTGTATTCGGACGGTAAATTCCGGCTGAAGATCGAGCGGACCGAGTCACCAGTCTACCATTTCGACATGTCCCGAATTATTCCGGGATCGTTTACGTACAGCAAAGCGGACCGACGGAACATCCCGAATCAAATCCGGGTGGAGTGGGTGGACCCTGCCCAGGATTATGAGCGGGTCGAGGCCGTTTACAACAATGAGATTGACCAGGAGCGCGTCGGGGAGGTTTACAGCAAGACCATTAGCCTGCTCGGGATTACCCGGCCTGGTCAGGCAGGGCGCATGGCCCGGTTTTATCACGATTCGGCGTACTGGTGCAATACGTTCTGTGAGTTTCGGGTCGGGATCGACGCCTTGCATGTCGAGGTTGGCGATGTCATTCAGGTTTCCCATGACGTTCCCGGTTGGGACAAGAAATTGTTCAGGGTCATCGAGATTCAGGAAACCGAGGAGGACGAGGCCCGGCTCATTTGCCGAGAGTACAACCCGATTATCTATCATGACCGGGGCATTTCGTATCAGCCAGGCAAACAGACTATCCTACCGAACCCGGTTGCGCCGCCTCCGCATGTTATGAACGTTACGGCGAGGTCGGCAAGCCGGACCATGCCGGACGGCACGGTCATTCCGATTATTCAGGTAGCGTGGCAGGAACCAGTCCATGTCTATTACGCCGGGGCTGTGGTCTACTGGAAAAAAGTGTCGGCGTCTTTGTGGCAGAGAAGTCCTTTGGTCGAAGCTCCCGCTTACGACATTGTCCTGACCGACGAGGGTCAGTACCAGATCCGGGTGGTCTCGGAATCTCGACAAGGAATTCGATCGGATTTTGACTCGGCTCCGGAAGTACAAGTTACGGTTTCGACCGTTTTTCCTCCAACTGTCACGGGATTGACCGTGGATTTTACGCGTCCGGATGCCATTATTCAATGGAATCCGGCTCCCGGCGTGAACAAGTACCGGATTAGGATTCTGAACCCGTCCAATGACGCCATCCTCCGGACGGTGGAGATTACCGGGACATCGTACATCTATACGTATGACCAAAACCGGGCTGATTTTGGCGGCGACGGGTCTTCGACGATCAAGGTATCGGTGGAGGCCAGAAACGAAGCCGGAAATTATTCGGCTCAACCCGCTATTGTCACGGCAACATGTCCGCTCCCGCCGCAACCTACGGTGCAAGTCCGGAGTGATCGGGCCGAGATTCGCTGGACGGTCATCTCTGAAGTTCCTGAAACGTGGAAAGCAACGCGGGTTGTGGTCGGATCGTTCAGCCAAACCGCTCCGGTCCTCAATGGCGTGATCGACGCCCAAACTGCCGGACTCAATGACGGGCAACTCGTTGTGGTCTCGGTAGCCCTGATCGACGTGTTCGGTCGGGCTGGTCAAGCCCGGGAAATGGCCGTCACGGTGAAATTCATCGACAAACTGGCGTTCGCGGCCGGGCTTACGGGCGTTGAGATTGTATCCGCTCTGCCGCAACTGCCGAATCCCGAGTATCCTCAAGGCAGTGTTGTGTTCCTCACGACCGACAACAAGCTGTACAGGAGCACGGGCACAGCATGGACGGCGGAGGTGCCGACGACCGACCTTTCTGGTACCATAACCGAGACCCAGATTGCCAACGACGCTGTCACGACGCCGAAACTCAAGGCCGGTGCCGTGACGACGGATAAGCTGGCGGCTGAAGCCGTTACTGCGGATAAGCTCGCCGCTAATTCAGTTACAGCGGGAGCTATCGCGGCGGGTGCGGTGAAAGCCGATGCGATTGATGCTAACGCGGTCGGCATTCAGCATCTGATCGTGGGCGACCCCGCCTATCGAGCGATCGTTAACGTCAATGCAAGCCATATCCCGAACGCCCTGCCCGAGGGCGGGACGTTGTTCCACTTCGACCATAGCCTCCTGTCCACCCGCGGCCTGCGCCCGTTGCCAGGGGCAGTTGCCACCCTGCGCCCCGGCGAGGGCCGCTTCGGCGGGGCTGTGGCGGTGGAGGAGGGGACGACGAACCTTTGGACGAACCCTGGGTGGCTCGATGGCACGTTGTCTGGATGGAGCACCTATAGCAGCAGCGGCGGTACAGGTATTCGTGAGGTTGTCCGCGATGCGCGTTTTGGGTACGCTTTGCGGCTTGCTAAGACCGATAGCGGAGTAGATGGTCGATGGGGGGTCTCCCAAAACAAGACATGGCATCAAACTGGGTCTGTTATTGCGGACTCGGTGTACGTTAAAGTAATCTCCGCTTCAAATGAGGCGAGGTTGCGCTGTTACTCGGACTATTTCAATTCTGGAGGGTCCCCCTACTATGGAAGGGGCTGGGCTCTCAATCTTAATACCTTTGAGCTTTATCCTTTGAAACAGGAGAGCACCAGGCACTTAACTATTACTCCTGTTGGAGATGGGTGGTACCGAATTGAGTTCATAACCGTCGAGGGAGATATTGTCAGAGGAACCTCCTATTACTGGATTGACGGAGCACCTGCGGAGGTTCTTCTGGCGTACCCACAGAAGGAAGCCAAGCCCTTCGCCACCTCCTTCGTGGCCGGGACGAGGGCGGCGGGAGTATTGCGTTATCCACAGCTTCTCGATAAGAAGCGCGGTACACTGTCGGTATGGATTAAACCACATTACCTTGCCAACTGGAATAACTTCTTCCGTATGGAGTCCTTATCAAATGGTCGGTTTTTGCTGTATTTTGATGTTAATGGCAGGGCTCGGTGGGACTTCGGCCCAATCAATTCGGGACCGGTAACTGGTAATAACGCTGTTGCTGTCGATCGTTGGGACATGCATACTCTCACGTGGGACGCGGATTCTGGAGAGTATCGCTACTATCTGAATGGTAAGCTTGTCGGGAGCCGTACATACGTTGAGCCGGACTCGTTGCCGTCGGCATTGCCTACCGTGATTAACTATGGTGCCCTCATCGACGAACTCCTCATCCTCCCCTACGCCGCGTCGCCGGAGGAAATCCGCGCGTGGTACGAGCTGGGCGCGCCGTTTTATGACGCGGCGGAGATCACGGTTGGGGGTCGCGGCGCCGTCGTCATTAATGAAGAGGGGGCTTTCGGTTATAGTAATAATGGAGTGAAAAGAGCAGGTTTCAGCACGGACGGGAAATGGGTCGCGGGCGGCCGCGCGGATGGCACGTTTGCTGTCGAGGCCGACGAGGCCGGGCTCCGCGTCACCGCTCCCGGTGGCGAAGTCCGGTTTAATACTGACACGAACGGGAACGTTTTCGTAGCCGGGGAGCTTCGCCCGTCGATTCTGATCCTGCCAGTGAGGGAATCTTGATGGCGTCTTTGCCGGGGAATATCTGGATAGAGGGTACGAAAATTTTCATTCTCCGGGAGGACTCGACGGGCGGTCATATCTGGTCCATTGAGGGCAAGGACGAAGGCCCAGAACCGAACCTCCCGCCTAGGTCCATCGTTATGGAGGGCAACGTCCTAGCCTACGTGGACTTATACGGGCATCGCCGCGTGATCCAGCTACTGGACGTGGGCGAGACCCTCCGCCCCGACCGCTCGATCTACATCGACCCTGCGGCATGGCTTTGGGTTGCAAAACAGGCGGCCCCGGCGAACCGCAAAATGGCCGTTTTTCACCAAGACCATTCCGACACCAATCACAGCAACCACAGTGACTATGCCGACGAAGCTAGGCACTCGGATAGTACGCACCAGGACTGGCCTACGTACACTGACCACTTCAACAGGACCGACTATACTGACTGGTCCGACATCTACAATGACTACGCAGACGCACCGCATGGTAACTACGCCGACCATGCCAATCAACAGCACTTTGATTTTCCTCAGCATATGGACGACTACGTCAACTGGTCGGACTACTCGGATCGGTCTCACCAGGATTCGCACAATGACTGGAGCGATTATGACGACGCGCCTCACGGGAACTGGTCGGATCAGATGGCGCACGGTAACTGGAGCGACCACGAAAACTACAGTGATGATCCATACGACGACCGTCCATACAGCGACTGGCATGGCGATGCTCCTTACATCGACCGTCCTTACAACGACGTTTGGATGGACGTGTGGAGCGGGGACCCGGTGCCGATGTGAGGCGAGGGGTGGCGGGACATGGCTCACAGTAACTGGAGCGATCACAGCGATAATGTACATATCGACTCACATGACAACTCCGTACATTTAGACTGGCCAGATCATTTCAACACATCGCACCAGGATCAGCCTCACACGGATAATTCCATTCATTATGACCAGCATGAGGACTATAGCGATCACTTGGACACTTCACATGAGAACCACAGCGATCACTATGACTGGCCGGAGCAGAGATACGAAATGCACCAGAATCAACACTTGGACCGAGAAACCCATGCCAACGAAACACTGAATTTCCAGCATGGCAACCACACGGATTACGCCGACTGGCCGCATGCCAACTGGAGCGATCACATGGACGCTATGGGAGGGGGACACCTGGACAATCCAAAATATGAACAACTTTGGTATCATATAGATCAAGGATAGGAGGGTTCATTTATGGGATTGTCAATCAAAATCACGAACGCCCGTTGTGAAGCCCGGTGCGCTTACTGCTATGAACAGGCTCTCCGTGAGGCCGGGCCGGAGCATGCGGACAGGCCCCTGGACCTAGAGGCCGTCATGCGGCAGATGGAAAAAGAATGGTCTACCGGACAGTACGGCGGGGAACCGTACCTGCATGGCGGCGAAGCTCTCCTGGCCGGACACGACGTGGTCGAAAAGCTCATGCGGAAAGCGTATGAGCTTGCTGGCCGAACCAATATTCAAACCTACGGATATTTGATTGACAAGCGGTACATTGAAATTTTCAAGAAGTACAATGCGTCGGTCGGGATCTCCATCGACGGTCCGTGGCCTCTGAACAAGGCCCGCCCCGTCCCGCACATGAGCACGAAAGAAGTTACGGAACTGGTCCACCGTAACATTTTGTGGTTGCGGGCAGAGGGAATTCCAGTTTCGATTATCTGCGTGCTCACGAAAGCCAATGCGACCCCAGACAAGCTTCCGCGGCTGAAGGAGTGGCTCCTTTGGCTTGCGGATATCGGCGTGACTAGCGGGCGGCTGAATCTAGCCCATATGGACCAGAAGCGATACGGGAAGGCCTTGGAGCTCACGCCGGAAGAGGCGGAAAATGCATGGCGGGAGCTTACGAGATTCGTCCTGTTGGAAGCCCCGCAACCGCTCTTCTGGCAACCCATGCATGATGCTGTTT